ATTTCCTAGAACCGGATCATTGATCGTGTAGTTTGACGGATCGACATTCGCATTTCTGACGTATGCAGCTTCTCTCATGTGAGCTCTGATCGTTCCCGTCAGTGCTGATATCGCGGTCGCTGAGAATGCAACCTTGGACAATGAGAACTTGTTGTTGTTCAACACGTCAGCGCCAGATCCTGTGACGAGAACGTCAAGCTTCTTGATGCCAGAGAACTTGGTGAAGCTCTCGAGCAAAGGATTCTTGACTTCTGTCAAGTTCGCATTTAGAGGTACATCATTTCTCTCAAACTTGACACCCCAATAGAACTGAGGTGATGCTGCCTCTTGAGGGCCGGGGCTTCCGTCCCAGCTTGTCGTTGAAGGAATCTCGCCCTTTGTGACCTTAAAACGGTAAGGAACAGGAGGAACGATGGATTGCGAAAGTATGCCTGACGATGGAACGTCAAACACACCTGCAAGCCTCTTTGCTCCTGTCACACCATCTGATAGAGAATCATTCGTCTTTATGACCTCGTGACCTCTGAATCCGAAAGGTAGAGATTTTGCAGGAACCTTCTTGTCCTCGACCGCAGTCGGTATGATGACCCTAACGAGCTTGGAAACGTTGGCATATTTACCGCTTGTAATGACTCTACGTTCGCTGACAATGTCTTGATCAAAGTCGTACGTCACCTTGCGGTCGCCGATCAACTTACCGATGTAGTTGTCTGCATCAGGATTGAACGAACAGTTGACGAACTCCTCTAGAATCTGAGGGTTGATGTCTGTGTCATTCCAATCGCGGATCTGAACGTTGAACGTTCCGTATTCATCAGCTTCGTTCTCAGACACCTTAAGGTTTGCTATCGAAACCTTGTACAGGCTGTTGGCATATGCTCCATCATCAAGAGCCTCTAGGGCGAAAAGATCATACTCAGTCGTGCCGAAAGGCTGAGATATGAAGTGTGGAGTCTTCGGCGTGGTAAAGCGAGTGTCAAAACCTCCGAATGCATTTCTAAACACGGTTGAAGGCTCTCCAGATACGTTGCTGGTGTTTGTTGATCCCGACAGGACTGCGACGTAATCGTCATTGACGACAGTGGCAATCTCGTCATCAACGGCAAAATCTGCATACAACAAGTGTTGGTACTGAGCAAATTTCTCTGGATCCCTGTTAAGAACCTTACCGAAGTAATCATCGCTGCTGGGATTCATTGATGCAGTGTAGACCTTGACACCTGGAAGCTTGTCATCGAAAGCAAAGTTAGATCCCAACGTAGAGGATATGACTAGCTTAAACTTACCTAGTTTAACCAATGCAGCATCATCGAGCGTCGTGGCACCGACAAATGCCGAAGGAACCAATTGATTACCATCAAGCACCATCATTCTAGCACCGGACGCCATCATGACGACACCACGGACGAGATTCATATTGCTTGACTGCGAACGTGAATCATTGTCCGTAAAGATCGGCATGCCGTATGCCTCACTAGCTTGCAGGGTGTGATCTGCAACGAGGTACTGCACTGATCCAACGTGACGGCCCAATGCATCATGGGACGCTACAGATCCTTCTATTTTGAATCCAGCGTTTCTAACTCGTCCTGTCGATACGGTCGTTGAGATGTCCGTTGTGCTCTTGTTTGCACCAGCTCCAAGAACTCTCATGAACGTCAACGCAGTACGATTCTTCAAGAACTCATTAACTGCATACGGACCAAACTTCTTCGGATCTAGATCTCCAAAGATGCTTGTGAATTCATTAAAACTCGCGACGGCGACGGGAACGAAAGCAGGACCCTTATTCGATGTACCTATCACTCCTGCAGGAACCCCAACGGGACCTGACGGTGGCGGGACCCTTAACTCAATCTCACGCTCAAAAAACCCAGGAGACCTAAAAACTTGCTCGGCCATTATCTTGCTCCTTCATGCAACAGACAAACTTTCCTTATAAGTATCTCAAGAAAACCAAAAAACATTTTTGAATATCAAAAGTCTTTGGTCACGTGATAGGTAAGACCACCGAGCAACTCATCAGGAGTTAACGGCGCCTGATTTGATTTATTGGACCCTGGTTGTGTCACTGAACCTGGTTTTACAATGGACTCTCCAGACGACTTATTGACAGAGTATACTCTGACGTATCCAGTTTGAGATTTCCCGTCTAATCCGTTCGATGTTACTTTTAGGTATTGAGGAAGATTTTGCCGTTGTGTTCTGTTGGACAATGCAGGATCGATCATTACGTTTGGATCCTTCGGGTCATAGTTTCCGATTCCTGTCCTTCGTTGATCTGATCTCAGGTTTTTTTCTGCAGAAAGAGGTAACGTCGGATCGTCCGATCCAAGAAATGGATCATTGACGACGTTCGGTAGTTGATCTTGAACTGAATTTGATGACGTTCCTACGTCAAAGCTTACAACAGGAGATGAAACGTATCTCTTGATCGGTATTCCTACACCAGGTTGCTGGGTCGCAAAGATGTACGCTTTAACATTGACGTTAAACTTATACTTGATGATTCTCTCTTCTTGACCCATCTCATCATAATTTCCTTCAGGGTTGTAGGAGTTACCTTCGACCATGGCAAGGAACCAGTATCCCTTAGATGTGTTTATTCTCCAAGAATTTCCTTGAGGTAAGAAAGAAGAGATCAACTGTTCGATCAACTGATTCATGTGTTGTGTGTACTGAGTCCACATGCTGACTTCATAGTCTATCGTGCAGAACTGAGGCGCAGGTATGACTATCGTCTCATATATGTTGTTCTTCTTGATGTCTGCAAGCCAAGCTCCGTCCCTAAATGTGGGGTCTGTCTCATCCGCCCCGACCTCACGCTCAGTTAAGAGTTGGCCTTCGGCGTGGTCAGAATTAGGATCGACAGCAACGTTTTTCTGGTTCTTCAACAAGAACCTGTTGATCAGATTTTGATAACCCCTGTCGGACTTGTCTAACCTTCTGTGAATCACGATCTCATTTGTCTGCTGATTGATGCCACGACCGACTATGTCTGACGTGGCATCTTGAGTTATGTTCGTCCGCGCGATCGTTACCAGGGGAAGTATCAAAGAATTGTTTCGATCCCTCAAGGCTCGTTTTTTCTTCAACAATGCCCACTTTTCACCTGATGCGAAGATGACAGGAACCTTCTTGGGCTCTGCATTATTTCCTTCAACTTGCAACTTAATCTCATTTTCAAACAATTTAAATAGAGCAACGTCGACATCCTCTATGCCTACTGGTGCGATAGACAGATCAGGTATACCTTGATGCGTGTCGGCATTAATCCCGATGACGCCGAAGGTAGACTGACTCTTTGAATTAAAACGTGTTGGCATAATCACTCATCATAGAAAGAACTTCCAGTTCCTGTAGAATCTCCCAATCCAGAAACCTCCCTAGGTCCTGACAACGGAGGATCAAGGACACCGTTCTTGACCAAGTCTCTAACGTCTGCAGTTGGGCCATCCTTGTTCTCAGCGACTCCTCTTTGTTGCACAAATGTCTCTTGAACGGCATCTGGATCTGCGTACTTGATATCCGTCGGTCCATTTGTGATGGCCTTAAACTGGCTCTCACGTACTCTAGTTCCCATCAATGAAACTCCATCGATGTTCTCTGCCTGGCCATAAATCGTGCGCATGTACTTGTATTCTGTGATCTCGTAGAAGATCGATCCGAATGAGAAGTAATCGCCTATCGACGGATTCAACCCCTTCTCGACCATATCTCTGTGTTGTATGTAAACTTCCAACGTAAATTGAGAATCAATACCAAACTTCGTTATCTTCGTCTCGTTCTGAAACTGTGCGTTTACAAGAGCCTCTACGACGATCGGATTGTCAAACACTTTCTGTAGAGCCTCGTCATAGACCTCATGAGACTGAGTCTTCGTCTCTGAGATGGGATAGTAATAGATCTTTTGACCGATGACGTCCTTGACGATCTCTTTTGTGAGATCTGAAATGAAGTTGATCTCTCTGGGTGTGATGAATAATCTTGCCATGGCCTATCAACCTATCACGATTCCCTTGCCTAGAGGCATGGGTATGTATCTCAACTGTTTCTGCATGTTTTCTGCTGCAAGAGCGTCAGCTTCCAATAGCTTCTGATGGGTCAGGTTAGCCAAGAACTCTTTCATTTGAGTCGTCAACTTTTCTTTATCTTCACGAGACTGGGTCAACAAGTCAGAGCCGTTTAGTTGTAGATCTGCATTTGGAATAGGAATCGTTTGAAATTTTGATCGTATGAGTCCTAATAGCTCTTTGCATAGAGCCAGGGTGTACTGACGAATCCATTGTTTTCCAGGTTGATTTATTGTGGTGAAGGGAATGTTGCCAAAGGGTATGTTGCTTGGTCCTGATATTCCGTATATCGTGTCATCTTCATATGATGTTGGATTCAAGGGATCATGAGGTTCCATCACCTTTACGAACATCTTACCCATCTGAAGATCTGATGAAGGTATGGGATAAATCCTTAGATTGCTTCCTATGACATCATAACTGTATTGAGATCTTCTGACTCTGAACGCAGTCTCAAGCATTCCTCTTCGCAGAACGTCTTCAAACACAGGCAACACATAAAACACAGTTGAGTTAACGTATGATTCATAGTTAAAGTTTGTGGCAAGAAAATTTGTGATGTTCGATGCATTGAGAAGGAACTGCTGCGCTGCAAGAGGCTCAAAGTGAAATATCTCGACTATCTTTAATTTTCCTTTTCTTCCAGCTGGCAACGTACTGTAGATAGAGCTACCTGACAGGCTTCCAGAAGCGACCTTAAGATCTTCATACAGGTTATAATCCTGTTTATCCTTGATCAGGTCGATGTAACCTAACGTGGCGTCAAAAGATCCTCCTACATATGCTTCCGTCGCATATGGCTCTGCCATTCTTAGCAGGTATTCTACTGTTCTCTTGGCATATCTGTTCGTTAGGTCATTCGAACCTGTAGGAAGACCCATGACGTTCGTCAGATCTGACGTTATCTTCATTTCATGTATCAAACGTGAATATTCACAACATGCTTCTTCGAAACATGCCCAAATCTCTTTCTTTGTCAACTCTACTGACAGGACATCGTCACCTAGCTTTCGTTTGACGAACGTCACCATACCATCGGCTTCAGTCTGAAAAGCTGAATCAGAATCAAAGAAACCGAACGGCGTGGGGCTTATTGTTGAGGCGAATGTTGTCATATACGTACGTCACCTAACACTCAAATTCTTAGATAAAAATATGGATGAGCGGCAAAAAAAAATCTTACTAAATAGAATCGTAGTCAAACTACTCTAGAGTACGTGACACTTATCTTGTCGCCTGTCTTTGGAGCCGTGTTAAAAATCAACAGCCTGTCAGACAACGAATAATCAACCCCAGATGATATTTGCAGGACATCATTTAAGAACACCAACGTCTTATCAGGATTCGGTTGGTATGAGATGACAAAAGTGCTGTTGTTTCCATCTACCTCACCTGTGGGAGTTTCATTCCACACCATCACATCGTACGAATCATACGAGTTGTTGTCAACGACTTGCTGGACTGGACGAGGTCTGTAGTAGGAATAGACCTTCCTAGATCTAGATGCATCTCTTCTTGTGATCGACATATCAATGATTAACTATTGACATGACAAAGACGTTCGACTGATCAAAGCATCTTATAGGCTTCAAAATGCATTCCATCAGGTCTATTTGGAAACCATCCGCCCCAATAGAATCCATGGTCATAAGCTATGCCGACCAATTCTCTCACTGAGCCAGTGGCTCCCCGTAAAGCAGGTTGAACGCCGAGTTGATTCCATTGAACGTTGATGTCAAACGCCGTTCCCCAGGCATGGTTTGATAAAGCTGTCCTTGACCCTCGAATGAATCTAGGAGCCCATGTTCCTCCCCATGTCATGATCAAGTATGTCAATCCTGCAGAGTGCCATGCGTCAAATAGATCAAGGAACTGTTTGGACAGCGCTGAATGAATCGTCACGTTGCCTGATTTTGAGAATCCAGGAATGCTCGTCAAACGTGGGATGTTGACTGTCGTGATGTTCTTCTTTGCCCAATCGCCGATGATCGATATTCCTTCTGGGTTCGACGTCGTCGGGGCAGGCGTGAAAGAGAACTTTCCAAACATCTTCTCTCTATCAATCGGATTTAGAGATCCATGATTTGGAGGCTGAGGCCAGTTAGGTCCATTTATGTCCGCCGTTGGATCATCCATCAAGGGAAAGCCACACTGAAGAGCAGCAGAGATCGTTTTTGAACCGACAACGCCATCAGGGGTGAGACCTTTCCTGTTTTGAAAGTACTTGGTCTCTGTTTCAGTAAATGCATCAAAATCGCCATTGACGATGATGTGGCTGTCTGCAACCAAACCCCTAAGGAAATTTTGCCACTTTTCGACCTGAAGGCCTGTCGAACCCCTGCGTAAGATCTGCATCATGTGCTACCTCAGAATGTCGACAATGCCCTGATCGCAATCTTCACTCGTTCTCGAAGCTCTTCGGGTAGAGCAGACAACAAGACATATGTCTCAGGACGAACTGCGCTCTCTACCAAGCCACCAACGGTCTCTTGATTGCTGCGAGACACCCCAACGTTGATCGCAAGAGGAGGAGCTCCGACTCTAACATGAAGCATCGGTTGATATAGATCTACTTTTTGCATGTTCATCCCTTTAAGACGCCTTGAGGTTTATTTAGAGCTTCATTCAATGTCGCAAACTGTGTCTTCAATGACAACAATACTTCTTCTAGTTGAAACGTGTTCTCTCCCCTAGAACGAGCATCATTGATCCTACCTTCAAGATCGACTATCTGTAATAACAGGTTTTCTGTTGCGGCTGACATGTTCGAATATTATTCTAATGTGGAATAAAATAAACTTCACCCTGACGGGGGAGCTTATTGTTTTGCAAAATCTGATGCTTGTGTTTTTAAATCAGCCAAAATTGTTGTTAGCGTAGTAGGCACAATTTCACCAGTCAGAATTTTTACAGCAAAACGAGCTAATGCCCCTTGATCTGTCGTGCTTAATGCTTGTTGTATTGCTGCTTTGTCAGCACCTGATTCTAGCCCCTTAACGTCTTTTAGTGCTGAAGCAAGTTGAGATGCAAGCTGATCATCTTTTAAAGCCGGTTTAAGCTTAGTTAAGATTTTATCTAACATTTGATCTCGTTTTTTATCCGCTTGAGAATCTTGTCCCATCCCAGGAAGAGACAATTGTTCTCCTGCTTCTGTCAATCTCTTGACTTGCGAATAGACCAACTTACGTAATTGAGCCTCAGTGATACGATGCTTCATGATTAATCTCCGAAATGTCTACACATAAATACACGGAAAAATAAAAAACATAAAAACAAAAGGCCCTGGAGATAAATCCAGAGCCTTTGTGATCAATGGGTCTGTGACATCATAGACCGCTAATGACGCATGATCCGGATGCTGCCATCACCAAAAAGCTCTTTCCGTCGCTGACAAGAGCCACAGAGGAACCTTCTGCCGAAGCCAGTGCGATCTTGCTTCCCTGTTCGTCAGGTGTCGCACCGGCTTGACCTGCGAACACCTTAACACCGGCTGTCTCTAGAGACCCTGTCAAAGCATGAGCATGGGCAGATGTCGAACGAAAGACGAAGACGCCTCCAGGAACCGATTCTGCAGTAGGCATCACCATTGTGATCGCGGCTACTGAAGACGAAAGAGTATAAACTCCAGGCGATCCGATCGTCTCAGCCGCAGACTTTGCAACGACTGACGTCGTCGGCAACGAAGATAAAGAAAGCGAAGTGCTGACTTCAAATCCGGAACCTGCCTGTTGAACCAAACCTTGTGAATCATTAACAACAACTTTAGGCATCTTGCAATCTCCCCTGATACACCTTAATTATTCAGGGATCAGCTATTTTTTTAATCTTAAAAGATTTTTAAGAAAATCGATCACAGCATTGATGCAACTTTAATCATCTCTTCAATGTCGTTGATAGATTTTTTTAATTTTTCTTCAATGGGCAAAATGGCGAACGGTATGACACCCCTTCCGTCAACGCCGTTCTTCTTCCATGTAGAGACAGTGACCAGCAGACTCTCAAGGTCTTTTTTTGCCTTGAGAAGTGAAGCTATGACGACATGAGACTTGCTGACTATCTTTGCCACTGTTTCATTGCATAGGTATGCAAGCCATTATATAAAACAAAAAAGAAAAGGAGATCGTATGATCTCCTTTTCAAGGAAGACTAAGTAAGTCTTGTGTTCAACGACGCGGCTTGCCAGTGAATTCGTAATGATTGCGAAGCAGGCGATACAACGTTCGTGCCTCGCGGCCTGTGAACTCAACCGTCTGTTGCTCAAGATCGATAAAGAATCGAGTTGAGTCGTTACGAGAATCTGTCGTCACTGCAGCATTGAAACCATCATCACGACGAGCAGTCTCGGTTCGAAGCTTGCCAGTGCGATCAACACGGCTACGGATGATTGCATTCTTGTTCGTTGAAGTGTAGTTTTTCTTATTCCTTGGCATATAGTCTCTCCAATTTTTGGTTTTTTACGATCGGCTCATTTGATGCTTGCCGAATGATAGAAGGATACTTTTACTGCATCAACATGTACACGATGAGAAATTTGCCTTAAATCGTGAAAGAGATCATTTGCTGTTGATCAATCCTGTGATCATCGACACGGAGTTTCCATACTCTGAAGTCTTGTTTGAATCCCCACGCGCGGTGGCATATACCGCTGCAGTGGATGAGAATGATGACATTTGATCCGACGTCTTTGATGAATCATCCAATCCCGAAGCGGGATTGTATCCGACTGCATTCTTTCCTGACATTTTGTTTGCATAGACGTGACCGAACCATCCGTTCTTGATGTAACCCTTTGGATCCATCACGTATGTCCAATTACAGGCATCAGGAGTCGCATCAGGCCATGTCGATCCTTGAAGCGGAGTATGGGGTGTGTCGCCGTATGCAACGAACACCGTACTCTGATCGAGTCGTTCCGTGGGATTCTCAGGATCAACCTGTTGAGACAGGTAGTTGTAGAATCCATTCAACACCTTGCCTAAGTGCTTCGTGGTATTTCTACCTTGGTTCATCAAGGTCATAGAATCAAAAGTAACGTGTGGATCAGTGAAGGTCGTGTCGCTCGTCGGACCAGGAGATAGAGCTACGATGGCTGTCTTGGACAGACCGAGCGTGAATGCCTTTGCAACGACGATCAAGGTTCTACCAAATTCTTCAATGCCCTTACGTTGCGCAGGAGTCATGTACGAAGAAGATGAGTTTAGACCGTCAATCATCTCTTGAACTCCAAAATCGATTAGATCTTGACTGGTCGGAGTCAACTGAGATGCAAAATTGAGACCGATGATCCTTGCAGCATTCTTTGTGACTTGCATCTGCGGTGCCCACGAAGTTCTATTCGATGACTTACGAAGTCCTAGTAACGCCTTGTAATATACCTCAAACAGCTCTTGATCTGCCTTGGATGCTAATGCAAACTGACTTGCGGCGCTGTTGAACAGATCAATCATTCCTGTTGAACTTGGAACAGTTGCGACCTCAGGAGCACCAGGGGCTCGGCCATATTTCACGGGATCGATACCTAAAACTGGAACTATAGCTGATGATCCAACTGCACCTAAAGATGCCAATGCAGCCTGCATTGAAGAATTTCCTGAAAGGGCAACCTGCGAGGCAGGAAATTCCGTATGGGTCTCATCCTTACCTGACATGAAAGCAGAGACAGGATACTTTGGAATTCCTGTTGCATGATCAAACCATGGAGCATCTGGACCGTAGAAGAATGACCTATCTCCTCCTGACCATCCTTTCACGCCGTTAGGAAGCGTTGGCATTACATTTCCCTTGCCCCATGTATAAGTTCCTCTGTATCCGTTAGCCGGATTGTATCCATATTGTTGTGTGTACAGGTAGGAAGAGAATCCACCGAAGTTAGAAGTCAATCCTGAGACGTTGGCATTTTGACATGCCTTGAAACCAACATCTGCGACAGGCCATAACTCTTGAAACCAAGCTTGTGAACCGTTCGGGGCAGGTACGAGCAATGATCGTCCGTATGTCGATCCTGCAGCTTCTGCTAGACCTGTGCCTCCCTCATCAGAAAGAAAATTCAGCAAATCTGACCTTGATATTCCCACTGCTGCGGCCATCACACCGCACATCTTTAAAAAGCTTCTTCTGCGGTCGTTGCGTAGGTCCTTTAGCTTCCAATTGGTCATTTGTTCTCTCCGTTATTGACAAGAATGAGCAGCGCTTAACAGCGTTGCGACGGCAATGACTCGTTTCTTTGTTAGATCAGATGAGTCACCCACCTTCGCCTTTTGAACGATCAAGTTGCATAACAACATGTGATCATCAGTCGCCGGGATACCTATGAGGCAGCTTACTGTCTCTTCGACGCATGATCCGTCAGCAGGATCGAACATGGGTCTATTCTTTCCACCCAACGTGCATGCTGGTGCTTTAGAAGGATCACCAATGTTTGCAATGATCTGCGGAGCGGATTGAATGAACACGTCCATCATTTTCATTGCAGATGCAGTTGAATGCTCTTCTTTTTCTCCAAGACGAGAATCAAGCTTGGGATATCCCAATGCATCCTTAGCTGTGAAGTACAAGTAGCCTGCCGTTGACGGTTTAGATACACAATACCCATCGGCTGCATCTGGTGAGTTGTTTCCGACATCGAGGCAACCTCTGTTGTTCTGATTGAGCTTGTCGTCTTGGTTGCAGAAGCAAGACTCATTTGCTGGGCAAAGCGGATCATTTGTGCCGTTGGCGTCAGTCACAGCCATCTCGCATGCCGCGCCGCTACCACCGAAGATGCTACCTAACGTCATCGTCTGACCAAAGACGCTGACTTGCGTCGTACGAACATCTGAGACATTTCCAGGAGGAATGCTGACCCCTCTGCTTCTCAAGAACGTTCCGAGCTGGGCATAAGAGGGTTTACGACATCCATGCAATCTTGACATGATCTCATCAGCAGCAGGAACTTCAAATTGAGGAAGAGGATCACTCATCCCAGTTCCTGTTGAGACCGTCGCCTGAGGGGTTTCTGAAGATCCTCCCATTCCGCTTGTAGTGGACGACGAAGTGACTGCTATGACAGTCGAGTCAGTCACATGTTGAGGGTCTTCAACGCTTGGACAGTCATTTGCTCCAACGTCAGGTGCCGTTGATCCGCAAGAATTGACCCATAAAAATGTTGCAAATACTCCAAGCAGTGACCATAACAGGTTTTTTGTACGTTTTTTTTGCATGGCTTAGAACCTCGTGAAGTCATCTGAAATCAGGACCGTGCGTAGTACCTGTTTTAAGTTATATCCGTTACCCTTAAATTGTGCAACTAGCTTGGACAACGTCACAATCTCAGGATTCGGATCCTTCCTATCAGGTAGACTCACCCAGGATCGACCACCCACCTCGGTGATGTCAGGTCGTCCCATTGCATAGTTCCACGCTCGTTTCACCGCACATTCGATGACCTCATCGTCTTTAGACATCCGTTGACCTAACTCTGTAAGGTTTGACGCAGATCCAGACGTCTCAATGCCGTCGACCCTCATCATCTTCTTCCATGCAGTTCCGTTCTGGCCACCGTTTGGGCATTTTGAAGGTTCGATGCACAACCAATCGGACAACTTTGCTCGAGGTGAACCGTTCACCGGAACGAACACCGAGTATTCCCCTGCTGGTGTCAACATCTGGAAGATTCCCTTTGAGTCAAATTGGCTGAACAAGGGCGCTCTGTGATTCCACGTTGAGTGACAGTTGGCGCAGACGTTGCTAGAATTGTAATCATGAAAATCTACCCGACCTCCGTTACACTTACCAGCAATCTCGTTAACGGGCCACTTATTGTTGTACCCAGGAATGGATTTTTGATCTCCGCACGGTGGATCAACCGGAGGTTGATCGGTCGGCTCACCGCCTGATTGTTCATTACCGTTTTTGCACAGGAATGTCTCATGAAAGAAACGATTCCTCCTGAAGGACAGGTTGCCGTAGTACAGGCTTTGAGCACCAGGATCTGTCAAGATTCCTGAATGATTCATCCCGGCAGGAAGATTGCTACAAGACCCATCAACAAAGGTGTTGCTTGCAGGATTAAAAGTAGGACATGTATTAGACTGTTGAGTGAGGATGTTACGCCAATCTTTTCCTTCATAGACGACCTTTGCCGCAAATGATGGAGCAGTGTCACGAGTCGGTTCACCTGCCGTCGTCGATGCACCGCCCATCTTGAACGTATATTTGAAGAACTCGACCAGAGTCGCAGCGAACCGCGGATCGGCAAGCTTCTTATCGATCAATTCCTCATACTTCGCAGCCTGCACGTCGGGAGGAAGATCACCGAGTTCATAGATCTCTGACAACGTCGGGACATCTCCAACTAGAAGAATGCTAGCCGTACGAAGAGCTTCTGAGTAGTCGGTTTCCCTTTCGTCTAGTTCTGTCATCTCTTGCTTCTGTTCTTGACTCGAACCTGTCGAAACCGTCGTCGTCGAGGGTGAGGTCGTGACGCCTGACACTGTCTCTGCAGAAGTTGAAGCGACGGTCGTCTGGGATGAGACGTCAGACGTCGAAGGGACATGCGGGGTGGGACAATCTTCAAAGACAGCCGACGTGTCGCCGGCCAGCTTGTAAGGATTCTGACGTTCACAACCGTAGATCGACAAGGTACTTGCAAGACCAACCGAGATCAATCCATGCTTGATGATATCTTTCTTTTCCATAGCCATATAGACATAGGTACCACAAGAATTAAAAAAGTATAAATCTGATGTAAACCACGGCGGATTTTATCCGATTTTTCTAGAAAGATCGTCACGTCATCTTAGCAGAAGATGATGAGCAGTGTCGGCCACATGCGACACATTATTTCTGCGCGCGGAAGGCGATCGCCTTGACTTCGTCGAGCCACTTCAGAAATAGTTCGCCCGGGCCAACAGGTACATCTGGACCACCAGGTTTACTTTGGACCTTCGGGCTGTTTCTATTGACGGCAGCTTCTAAAGCCGCGATATAATTTTCTTTATAATTTTTAATCTCATTTTCATCTTTGTTTTCATCTTTGGCCATGGTCTCGATGTCTTCGAGCGTCTCGTTGATGCTGTTGGTAAGATAATTGGAAAGGTCTTCATCACTCAAGTCGGGTGAGTACATGTCAAAGAAGCTTCGCCATAGTTCATTTGCGTCTTTATCCAACAATTGATTGATTGGATCGATACGATCTTCACCTTCATTAACAAACCTTCGCCAGCCCTCAAATAGAACTTTCATGTCTGCGTTTTTCATATTGATTATATATACTCACCCCAGGAGACAACATCACGATAAATCGATGACGTATATGTGTGATCCACATCCATAAATCCTTGAGACTCTCGCCTCAATTTCAATCTGACGTTCTGACTTACCACCTTTTGCTCTAAACTTGAACCTATCGTAACGAAGTTGGTTATCAGTGTACCAATAATCTATAGTCGTTGATCCTAGAAAAGAAAACCCTACAGATTTATATCCGCCCCCTTCTCCCACACGTCTATCGACGTACGTCATGATTCCGCGGTATCCGTTTTTTGCACACCACTCTTTGGCGCGTTTCACCAGCTTAGACAAGCCTCCAGGAACAGAGGTCGCTATAGCCGTGCTGTACCGAGCAATTTCTAGGTAACCTTCGTACTTCTTACCGTTCCTCGGAGCACGAAGCGACAGGGCAGCAACGACGATACCGTTCTTATCTCTCAAGCCCCACGTTACCTTGGACGGGACGTATCCTGCGATGTGCGTAGAATCGAAGAAAGACCTTTGTTCTTGCGTGTTTAATTCGACGACTCTTGTTGACCACGTCTTACACCTGTGACGATCCATGACGAGGCGGTGGCGGATCATTGACTCGCATATCGTTCGCTTGTCTCGCCACTCGTCCTCAAAGATCTGCAGCAATTTTATGCCGTTCTTCGCAGCGAGGACGGATTTTTCTAGATGCTTGTTCTTATCAAAAACCTCTTGTTTAGAACCTTCGCTGTGCCAGTACAACCCATGACACTCTATCCCAAATTTTTTGGAAGGAACATACACGTCGATTTCCTTCGGAGACATCGCCTTCTTATCACCTGATATCACATCAGGTGCTAGCGATTGGACGAATGTGAACACCTCTAGTTCCCAATTGGACTTGCTGAATGGGTGGCACTTATAACACCTGCTTCCTCTTTCAAATGCCTGCAGGGTCTTTGGCTGAACTTCTCCACATCGATTACATTGAAACTTAAGGTACTGCTCTTGCCGAGAGATGTATTCTTCTAACGGAGTAATGAGGATGAACTCAGATTGCCTCTCCAATAATCTTTCTTTTAGCGTAGATGTTTCCAACATCTTACTTAAGCTAAGTTTTTCTAGGGTCTCTCGTGTATGGCGGCGACCATAGAATGGGTTACCTTCGCCTGTCATTGATTCAGACTGGCGCTTTATCCTCGGATCTGTATCCTTAGTTTGCCCCTTATTCCAAGCTTCGGCCTTTCCGCCACGGGCTCCGCCTTCTTTCATAGCGAGACGGGAATGGTCTTTGCAGAATCTTTTAAAAGAAAAAGAAACGTATCTGACGGAGGATGAACACACTTCGCAAACAGGTTTTTTACCTCCGTGGTATACTTCAACAGTGTAATCCTCTGATGACAGACCGTGAATTGACCTGATGTGGTTTGTCAGTTTCTTTGCATCATCATGTCGAAAGTCACATAGCCTACAGTCCATGTCATTACACCCTTATATGGACTATATAGTATACAGTTGGTTGGATTTTGTTACAAATAAAAAAGAAGAAAGGCCACCTTTCGGCGGCCTTTCATATCAAAGATGGTCGTTTCCGACTATCAGATGATGTTCATGTCGAGACACGTCACTGTTCCGAAGAAATCGCTGCGAACCATTTTCTTACCGTAGCGAGTCATCACACCCTTACGCGGTGTGAAATCTTCCGGTGCGAAGATGGTCGGAGTGACGATGAGCGGAACGTACGGGGCGTAGACGTAGCCGGTCTCGAGGTAGCTGCCGCCCTTGTAGCCGACGAGGATCTTGTTTCTGACGAAGTAAGGATCCTTGTAGACTGTGAAGCGGTTGCTGAGAGAGCCGATTGCCTCTGCTCCGATTGTGAACGGAGACGCGACTTGACCTTCACCGTCGATGGAGAACTTCGGCTTGTAGAGCACCGAAGACTCGAGGACCGTGGCGACGTCCGGGCCGCAAACGAGGAAGTTTGCAGAGCCGCGGAGTGTCTTGCGGTGGATGGTGTTGGCGACGTCGATGATCGTCTCGACGAGGGTCTCGTACCACTCACGAACTGTACCTGTGAAGGCCGGTCCGATTGAGAGGGATGAGGCAAGTGTGACCGGTGAACCGGTTGTCTTGTTAACGAACCTGCCTGGAGCACGGCTCCAGTAGTAGTTCGCGCCGTTTGCTTGTGTGACGAGGTCATTGAGGATCTCGCGGTCGATCTCAAGAGCAATCTGCTCAGAGAGGATCGAGGTGAGCTCGACCTCTGCATCCATTGAGTGGTATGCATTGAGGTCTTGTGCGAGTTCCGGTGACCAACGAGCACGTAGCTTGCGGGTCGCCGCGGTGATCGCGAGAGACTCGATCTTGATGTCGATCTCCGGGATTGCCGGGGACGGTGTTGCACCGAAATCGGACTCGAACGACGGTACCGTGAGGGTCGCACCGGTTCCACCTGAATCAGCGCCGAGGGCAACGACTGAATCAGCCTTGGCAAAAGTAACGCGACCTGCACCGGCTGTCAATCCCGCCGAGCTGAGACCGTTTGCGCCCTTGACGACGAACTGAACGTGTGTGCCGTTCAATGCATCAGGAGTGAAGTATGGAGCAACTGAGTTGCTGAAGTTTCCACGCTTGTTGAGGCGACGAAGGTTAAGAACGCCGCTTCCTCCTTGATATGTTTGACCCCATGCCGTTGCATTTCCTCCTAAGCCGCTGAACATTGCGATTTGATCAACTGCGAGAAGATCTGCACCAGACAAAGCACTCGTCGGAACGTAAACGAAGAGAGCATCGAGAGCGTTGTTTGTGAGATCAGTCTCAACTTGGCTGTCGTAGTCAGCAAAACGACCGTTCGAACCCGAGAACATGCCACCCGAAGAAACGATAAGACCTGATGTCCATGTATCTCCATTGGTTCCGCCGTAAGCACCAGAATGAACTGTTGCTGCAGAGAAGTCTAGAGCTTGGAGGGAACCGGTAACCTTGGAATAACCTGTTCCGACGAGGTCGTACATACCACCAGCTGCAAGAGATCCGGATTGGACTCCACGACCTGTGGGGTTGTTGTAGATAGAGGTACCACGTGAGTAGGTTGCCTCAGATGACTGACCTGCGGCCTGACCGACGTTGGTTCCGTAGGTGTAATCAAGATAGAAGATGAGGCCAGAGGGGAGACTCATCGGTTGGATCGAGACGAGCTCATTGGCGACGAGGCCACCGAACACGCGGCGGACGATTGGGAAGGCGATGTTGCTAAAGCCTTGGATCTGTCCACCGTTGGCAACGTTGCCGCCGCCTGTTGAGAGAGCTGAGCTCTCCTTCAGGACCTGGGCAGCTTGGTTCTCGAGAAGTTGTGACATCATCTCGCGGCGTTGACCGTCGAGACCACGGAGGAGACCGGTGCGGCTCCACTTCTCTGTCAAACGAGCACGCTCAGCACCGACGTGGCGTTCACGGATGCCTTGTGCTAACTGATCAATCGTAAAAGTCTTCATTGTTTTTCTCCTGTTGCGTATCAAAAAGTTGTTAGAAAGTTGTTGCTCACTTGCTGATGCCAGCGAGCTTTGCCCAACGCTCTGCCTCAACTCCCTCTGACAAGGTCTGTGTTGAAGCGGGGCGAGTTGCCTGTGAAGATGATCCGAACACGCGACCCTCTGTCACAGTCCTACGAGGCTTCACCAATGTCTTGGAGAGGCTCTCGTAAACGAGCTTCGCTTCGCGAATCGTCTCAGCCGCATCGAGTTGCTCAATTACCTGTGCCTTTTGGCGAGCAGTGAGCGACTCTGTCTGAAGAAGCTTATTCGTGAAGAGGAGCTTCGCGTTGAGCAGATTCGTTTCTGCCAACTTCTTGCTTAGCGTGTTGTCTGTGCTAGCACCAGGTTTGACGCGGCTATTTGAGCGAGCGTTGACTCCCTCCTTGAGGGATTGTGAAAGGTTATTGAAGCGAACGACTGAGCGATTGTAACGTTCGGCTGCTTCAGCGTATGCAGCCTTTAATTGAGCCGCACGGGAAGCTGCTTGTCTTGCTTCAACCAAAGTTGTAGCATCTTTTGTGGCAGCATAAAGCTTCTTTAATTGAGAAGCACGAAGACGT